ATCGTTAAACTAGGTAGCAAAGACTGGATGGCAATCGCAATTCAATCAACTGCAAGCGACAACTGATCATAGGTGATTCCTATGGTTAAGATAGAGGGGACTCTCGATGAACTTCGAGCATTACTTGGCAGGGCTGAGCGCAGTGTTGCTTCTGCTGCTGAGACCGTTAAAGAAGTTAAAACAGTCACTAAGAAAACTAAACGTAAACTATCAGAATGGCAGCGTTACGTTAAAAACAGAGTTAACCACATCAAATTTAAGCGAGGACCAAAAAAAGGACGACTAGATTTAGCAGCTATGTCAAAAGCATTCAAGAAGGGGCGTAAAAAATGAGTGTATTAAAACCATTATTAGATATATTAAATCCGCCAGTTAAGCCAAAGAAAAAGAAAGGTGGAAAGAAATGAAAGGTGACAGACTGCTAACTGTGGAATTTGCACCTTTAGCATTAGGCGGCCTTGAAGATAACACTGGCGGCTGGACTTTTAGTAAAGATTTCATTACAGATTATAGACCATTACCAAATACTAACAATCAATATTGGGTTACAGAACATAAACTAGATCTGGCAGGTTACAATAGAGAAGATTTAACAGTTTATTTTAGGAATTCATTTGAGCAACGTGGTTCATTTCAATCATTTCAATGGGAAGCTACAGATAAAGACCCAGTTCAATCATTTGATTCTGGTGTTTTTGAAATTACTGTTGTTTCTAGTGTTCCTATGTCCGACGCAAATTTAACTGCAATGGTATTTACTTGTCCAGGATTCATTCCGTATAACTTTCCAACTGGAGTATTAGAGGTAGGCAATTTTAATCGTACTCATATAATTCATGGATCGGCTTATCTTCATGGTATCGATACCTCAATTGGTTCTGATAGTTTAACAAGTAGAGGTGCAGCATATACTAGAACTATTCAAATGAATGAATTTAGTTCACTAGAACCAACTGCTGCTGATTCATTGTATTGTTATAGAGCCTTTTACATGTCTCAATCTTATGATCCAGTCGAAGACGTTGGTAGATTATCCAGCATTCTAATGTCGCCTAAAAGAGTGCTTCTTAATACTATGATTGATGAAGAACCATATCTAGAATACATGATGAGGCTAAAGAGATCGTACGAATTAGCGAATCAAGTGTGATATTATGCTGTTAGAGGCATTAGAGTGGCTTGGTCGTGAATTGGTAGTTGATAAATCTCTTAATCGACTAGCACGTCAAGCAGACAAATTAAGCCCGGGTGCGGGTCTTGTTGTGTATAGGTTAGCAGGTGGAGCTCAAGCCGGTGCAATTGTTGGCAGTTATGCTGGTAAACAGACAGCAAAGAACGTATCCCAAGGAATACCGTCTACTGTTGGCTTGGATTATACACCAGAAATCCAAAGATATGAACAGGCTGCTCTAGGATCTAGCCGTATTATCTAAATTCCACTGCACAAATGTCGCATATCCATAATTTAGGATATGTATGATGTCTATCCCATACTTCATATTGATGCACGTGACCATTAAACCCACAGCAAGCGCACGTAACAATCATACTTTCACCCATTGGCCTACCATTTCTTTAGCACACATACTACAATAAGGCGGAAAAACTGGAGGTTTATCTACTTCATAATACATGTCCGGATGGTCAGTACAGAATATTCTATATTTAACTTCTAATTTATTACTTTCATCAATTTTCAATAACTGTTCACGTACGTATTTGCTAAAATTCTTCATCTTGGACGCTATCTCGTACGTCGTTGGACATAAATTAACCATCTTATGTCGCTTCATTGTTCATCGACCTCAAAATGTGTGCAATCTAACCATGCAACCCAGCACCAATACAGTTTAGACATTACTTCTTCTACACGATCTGCACTCCAAGGTCTAGGTACGTGTGCGATATCTGCCCAATAATCATTCATTATTGCTTTCATTAATGTCATAGGTCCATTACCAGGTACACCATTTGGTATAGATTCTATCCTTTCTGCCCATTTTATGTTCATTTCACCTAAATATTCTGCGCCCATCTTGCTAAATTGATCATGATTCCTTATCAGCATGATTTAACGCAAACCGTTTTTGTATATATATACAGTAGTTCTAGATCGCCAACAAGTTAAAGTTCAGTGGCTAGTTAGCAAGGGGTGGTGGTTGGGGACGGGTGGTTCAGTCACCGATTTAGAAGATTGAATGAGTTTATAGGGTGTCGTCCATCACATGTTAGTTATGGCAACTAGCAAAACAGGCAGTTTTTATTTAACAGAGACTATAACATTACCAGCAGGATCAGCAGCAAACACTAGAGTTAGCAGCGCAATTGACCTCGGGGCATACGTAAATGTGGCAACAGGGCAAGCGGTCGCTATTGAATCGGTGGATGTTGTTTACCAAAGCGGTGGCGACTACATTCAATTTCTATCAAATTTCCTAACAGGTGACGGTTCAATCAGTTATCAACTAGCGGATTTGAACCCGGGTGGTAAATTCTTCAGAGCAGATAACCAGTCCTTGGTAGCATCAGGTGCAATTAACATTGACGACAGCGCAAACTTGGCAACAATCTCAGCCGATCTATATCCTGATAACTTTGGCCCGGCTGCGGTTTCTGAAGCATTTATGGTTGTAAATGACGCATTGTATCTAACAGCGGGCAATAATGGAAGCGACGTTGGAGGCGGAGACTTGTTTGTTACCGCTAGAATCAAGTGCAGAATCGTTAAACTAGGTAGCAAAGACTGGATGGCAATCGCAATTCAATCAACTGCAAGCGACAACTGATCATAGGTGATTCCTATGGTTAAGATAGAGGGGACTCTCGATGAACTTCGAGCATTA